AGGTTATAATCCTGATCAGTAAGTTTCACCCATTTTATTTTGCCGGCGTGGCGGAATTGGCAGACGCGCTGGACTCAAAATCCAGTTCCCGTTGAGGGAGTATCGGTTCGACCCCGATCGCCGGTATTATTTAGCTATTCAGGTAGCTTGTAGTACCTTCAGGAACCCACCATATCATTGATATGGTGGGCTTTTTGTTTTCCAAAAAGTTATACAAGAGCACCCAATGTCAGAAAATCTTGCACATTCTTGCACATTCTTGCACATTTGTACCTTTACAATATTACAAAGAAGGGGATGGTCGACCAAAATCCAACCACCCAGGCTAAGCGTATGCAGGACAACCGATTTGTAGGTCAGCTTGCACATGCTTTGCACTTTTGTGCAAGCACATTCTTGCACAAATTTGTAACACTAAAAATTCTCAAGAGCCTCATTAATCAAATCACTTTGTTCATGCTGTAATTCGTCAATAACGTGCGTGTAGACGCGTTGCGTGATACCAACGTCTGAATGCCCAAGACGCTTTGAAATCACGTAAATAGACACGTTCTTGTACAATAAATAGCTTGCATGAGTGTGCCGTAGTCCGTGGAATGTGATATGCTTGATCCCAAGTCGATCATGTGCGGTACGCAGAAATTTATTAACCGAGTTATTGCTAGGCACCGACGAACTGTTCTTGCCTACAAAAATTAGATGCATATTGTTTTTAACACCCGCAGAGACTTGATCTTGATGTAATGTGCCAAGAATCTTAATCAAATAATCCGGAACTGTAATGACTCGATTTGAAGACCTGGTCTTTGTTGGTAAAAAGCCCATATCACCCTTATAATCTAGAGTTTTATCAATCCGAATAGTTTTGTTCTTGTAATCGATGTCGCTCCAGGTTAAGCCGGCAACTTCTGAATAGCGTGCACCTGATACTAAGCTGGTTAGTACCATGGCGGCACTTATGTTATTAATTGAGGCCTTAGGACGGGTATACTCACTTAGCGCAACCATGTCAGCGTAGCTAAGGTAATTATTACCAACTTCTGCTTCATAATCGGTGCAGTGTGGTATCTTGGTCCTAGTAGTGAAATTTTTAGTGATGACACCGTCCTCAAGAGCATCTGTGGCGCATGAACGACAGTGACCAGCAATTTTAGCAACAGTTTCATAGGCGTACTCATCAGCTAGCTTATTCAGGAAGTGCTGATATGCAGATCTATTAATGTCACTCATGCGCATGTTATCAAAATTGCGCTGCAGTTTGTCTAGTGTGAATTCATAATTCTTGCGAGTAGAGGCTGCCACGGTTGGCATCTTGTAAGTTTCATACCAGTCAGTAAAGTAATCTACGAAAGATTTGGTTGACCCGAGCAGGTCACCACCACGCGCTTTGGTTACCTCGTTGCTATTTGCAAAGTATTCGGCTTCCTTTTTTGTCCGAAATGTTGCATTCTTCTGGTGTGTCTTTCCATGAATGTCTGTGAAAGCGACTCGTACTAACCATGATGATCCACGTTTTCTAATACTTGCCATATTTATCTATCCTTTCATGAATCCCGGGCGGGGGCTTGGAAAAAGGACGGGCATCACCTCCTTAGTTGTGATAATATTATGTATGTAAAAAGAGCGGAGTAATCCACTAATTTTTATTGGTAGCACATCCATTTTCTTGGCGGGAGCGGATGTGCTTTTTTGTTACAACGCGAGCGACAGGAGTCGGACCTGCATAGTAGTCCAAGAAAGAATGGGCTTCAAGACTTGGAATAATGTTCTACCGCTGAACTACGCTCGCAAGATGCCAACTGAAATGATTCAATTGGCTTGACTGGCAAAATTTTACTATTCCTCTCTTTGCTTGAAGCGTGTCGCCAGATCGTCTTCAATTCCTTTAAGCATACGATTGTATTCTGCTTTTGAATAGCTATCTTTGTGTAGATAGATAATGGCGTTTAGTTTAATAAACTCTGCCAGGTCATTAGTAATATTTTCTATTAATTCGTACCTTGAAATATCTTTATTCATAATGTGCCTTCTTTCTTTTTTTTGCTACAACGCAAGCGGTGGGAGTCGAACCCACGTAGCAACGAGAAATAAAGGAAGGGTGTCCTATAAGAGGCTACTATTCTACCGTTGAACTACGCTCGCATGTTGCCCGCTAGGCTGGTAGTGGGTGAGGGTGCTATTTTCGCTTGTGATTCCAGTAAACTAAAATGGCGACTAGCGCTATGAAGCAAATGATGCCAATTGCAATGGTAAAGTCGAACACGTGTGTGCTGTATGTTCCTACATACAATTCCATAGCTTTTACCCCGATTCAGTAATGAAATATACGACAACTTTTTTGCCCTGATAAATATGGCTGGTGGTAAGCGGAAGCACTACTTGCTTTGATGTTGAACCCGATAGTTGCGAATAGCAAGAGCGAATAAGGCAATTGCCAGCGCAAAACATCCAATTATAAATACAATCCAACCGTATGCTTCAAGCCAAGCAATCACGTTCACTAATATTCCAAATCCAATGAACCACCATAGCCATTTAGTGAAAAATTTATATACTAACCATCCGATGATAATAGTAAATCCAATTAATACCATGATTATTTATCCTCCTGTTTATTTTCCAACGCTTTAAGCTTATCCTGAATAATTTCATTTTGTGTTTCCAATTTTTTGATTTCAGCGTATAACTTGTCGAAGTTAGAGGTATCTTCTTGGGCAAAATAACTAGTGATAGTACTCGTTAATATACCAATAAATCCAACACCAATTAGCATTAACAAAACGGCGGCAAATTTCCCTACTAATGTGTGTGGTGAAATATCACCGTAACCGACAGTCGTAGATGTAACGATTGCCCACCACATTGCGTCTCCCCAAGAAACGTTTTCTGCTATCGAATATAGCGTAGCTGAGGTGAATAAGATCGCCAGGCATACCCATAGCAAATATATAAAGCCATTTATTTTAGAGAACTTTTTTAATTTAGATTGTGCTTTACCAATAAATCCGATAAGTCTAACAAACTTAAATAATTTGAATAATCTTAGAACTCGGAACATTCTTGAAAATCTAAATAAACTAAACATTGAATTAAATGGTATTATCGCTAGCAAATCAAAAATATTGTGTTTGAAGAAGTATTTTTTGTCTGTAGCCTCGATAAATCTGCTCACATAATCTAATGTGAAAATGATTAGTATTCCATCATCGACTATGTTCCATGGTGTACTATTCAAGTCAATAACTCCAGAAAAATCAAATATAGTAATTGCCACAGAGAATAGAGCCAATATTCCTATAATCAGTTCGTAAGTCTTATGTGCATATTTCAAGACTTGGTTACTCCTTAAAAATCTTAATGCCACCGCTGAACGTTGATCTTGCTAGTTCACCACCATTTTGTGAGTAGAAATAAATTATTCCGGCATCATAGTCTTCACCGCTAGCAAGAGTATTGGCATGGTCATAAATTTCTTGAGCTAAAGCTGTAAAATCTGCCACGCTCATATTTTCAACTGAATTTGGAAGTGAAACTTTGACAACGCCATCTTCAATACTTGAAGTTCCCATTTTTTTGTTAGAAAGATAGACATTGAAATCCCTGATGAACAGCTTTCCGTTCTTATCGTCTTCACTAGACTCTTTGTCTTCGCTTGATGAAAACTTGCTGTCTTCCTTAGACTGACTAATTGATTCTTTTCGCGACGAACTAATAGACTCTTGTTTTGCCTCATTAACACGCTTAGAATGACCAGACAAATACAGTCCGAAAAATATTACCAATACACTCACAACAATTGTCAGTATTTTTTGGCTAATTGGATTGCTAGTTCCATCTTCATTTTTTGCAAACATGCTGATACATACCAGCACAGTAAAGACAATAATTATCCATCCCAAAATCGTTATAAACATCAATAATTCCTCCAATTTCCCAGCTTTTACCGACATCCGTATCTGGTCTTATGTAAGTATAATACCGCTAAATATGTAGAACGTGTGTTCTTTTTGGCGCATAAGCATAGGAGCAATAAGCTCCTATAATATAACTCTGCCTATAATACGTACCTGGTCATCTTTAACATGACGTGGTTCGTATTTTTTGTTAATTGATCGTAAGATGACTTCATCGGAAGTGTAGTCGTAGTAAATTTGCTTACAAGTAACACCGTCACCATCAATTTCAACAATAGCAATCTCACCATTTTCAACTTCTTCTTGCCGGTGGTAGAAGATAATTTGACCATCGTGGATAAGTGGCTCCATCGAATCGCCTTGTATACGGATGGCTGTGTCAGCTCCGTGTGGCACGTCAGTGAAGTCGTCGTGTTCAATTTCTACATCACCATAAGTCAATTCAGCAGGATTAGCGGCTGACTTACCAACGAGTGGCAAGTTAACGACTTTACCATTTTGTTCTTTCAATTGATTGTCGGCATAGTTGTAAACATTTTGCTGACGATCAGAGCTTAATTGATTATAGATATCATTAATATCGTTTTTGTAAAACGTGTCACCTACTAATTCACTTGTTGACACTCCAAACAGAGTAGACATTATAGTGATTTTGTCCATTAATGGCTTATTACGTCCTAATTCCCATGCAGAAATCGAAGTAGGCTTAACTTTTAACATAGCTGCTAAATCTTTTTGAGTATAACCATGACTTTTCCTAAGCCTTTTGATGTTTTGCGAGAGGTTCATTTTTTCACTTCCTATTTACTTGTTAAAATAATTGTACACTTGAAGTACATAAAAGTAAACACTGCGTAAAAAAATAATGTCAAAATGTCGTTTTTTACTTGCAAGTACACTTCAAGTGTACTAAACTATAAATGTAGTCAAGAGGAGGTGATAATATGAAAAATGATAAATTTGATATCAAGTCTGCTCGGATTAAAGCTGGGTTTACTCAGCAAGAAATTTCTCGAAAATTAGGGATGTCTCGTCAAACATATCAAAAGTATGAAAATGGAAATATGTCTTTTCGGGTAGACACTGCTTGGAAGTTTGCAGCTATTTGCAAGATATCATTTGACAGCATTATTTTTTTTGAAGGTAAGTACACTTTAAGTGTAGTTTAAGGGGAGGCAAGTAAAATGCAAAAGATTAAAAGTTTTACAGATGGATACATCAATTTACCAGTTCGACAGTTAGATGATGGTAGCATTCAATTTGATGCTGAGCAAGCAGCTATCGGTATTGGAATTAGCCAAATTGCAAAAAGTGGCAACGAGGTTGTTCGTTGGGAACGAGTCAATAAATATTTGTCATCCCCAAAAGTGGGGATGCAAATTTCCAAAGGCGATTTTATCACTGAGTCACAATTTTACGAATTAGCCATCAAAGCCAATAGTAAGAAAGCTAAAAAGTTTCAATATTGGGTAACTCATGACGTGCTCCCGTCAATCCGCAAGAATGGCGTTTACATGACGGACCAGACAGCTTATGACATTACGCACGATAAGGACGCGTTAGGCGATTTGCTATTGAAGGCAGGTAGCCAGCTCAAGCAAAAGGACTTAGTTATCCAGGAGTTGAAGCCTAAGGCGGATTACACCGATAGCATGTTAGCTAACAAGGGACTGGAAACAATCTCAATGATTGCTAAGAACTACGGCTACTCAACACGCGAGTTCAACAAGTTGCTACATGGCTTAGGCATTCAATATAAGCAAGGCAAAACGTGGCTATTGTACGCGAAGTATCAAGACGAAGGCTATACGCACGTTGAACCATACGAGTATACGAATAGCGATGGCATCAAGCAGGTACGTAACACGATGAAGTGGACACAAGCGGGGCAAAAGTTCTTGTACGACTTTTTAAAGTCAAAGGGAATCATGCCATTAGTTGAACAGCCAGCATAGGAGGCGAGCGATATGAGTAAATGGGACACGCGAGCATTTTTAAAATCTGATAGGTTTTCAAAGGCCAAATCAGAAATAGAAAAAATCCTGTTTAGCAATGATCTGTCGTATAAGGAGGCCTTTCAGCTAATAGGCGCTATCCAATCAGATCTTGAAGCCAAACAGGAAGAAGAAAAGGTTAATTAATCGGGAAAGCGTCCCGAATAATGTTCGAGGGCATGCTTATAGTTATCTTCGAATATTTCGATTCCTAATCGAGCATCGTACGTATAGTGATGAGATTTAGCCTTATCTTTTTCTTCAGCAATATCTGAAATGGTCATGGCTTGAGCGGCATATAGTGCCATTTCATGTTCGCGATGAGAGCTTTTCATATTTATCACCTCGATTAAATGGATTGACTAAATTATACCTCATGAAAGGAGGTGATATACATGGACTTCGGCCTAAATCTTGATCCAAATCAGACTGATTCTTTTTTGCAAAAAATGGTTGGTAAACTGGTTGATTCCATTCTACCAGTTCTCAAAGAGCGCTTAGCTGGTGATGAGCTTATGACCCGTGAAGAACTTGCAGCATGGCTGCATGTTTCTCCTAAGTCTGCGGATGTAAATTTTATTTTTAAGCCTGGCTTTCCATACTATATGGTAGGTACGCAGAAACGGTACTGGAAACGCGCCGTAATTGCATGGATGGACGAGAACCAAAAGATTAAGTAAAGTCCCGGGCGGGGGCGATGTATGGAGGCAAATAATGATTGTAGTACCAGATTGGGTAGTAGTGATGTTAGTGACTTGGGTTTTGACTACATTGTGGGATAAACGCGATGAAATCCATAATTGGTTTGGAATTTAGGAGGAAACGATATGTATGGAGAAGACATTGAGCACGCGTTAAGAGCACGTAAGTATAACGCGATTCGTGCAGATGAACGTGAGCTGATTAACGCTATCACGTACGATACAGACGGGATCATTAAGCGACGCCCGTGCTTTGGCTATTCAGAAGAATTTATTGGTGAATTGCAAGAACACGATATTAACGTTTGCGAGCCAGATGAAAATTCTGATGAGAACTGGACGTTCACATTGCCACCAATGTATTAGGAGAAATGATCATGCAAAAAGTATCAATTTTACCACTCCACGAGTGGAAACGAGCGCAAAAAAAGCCATCGCTAGTATCGGCTAACGATGGACTAATGGAAGAGATGCTCAGCACCAACATCTACTCTATTCCAAAGCAGTCTCGTTTGCAAGTGCTAAGAAAGCGAGGACGGTAGTTATGGAAGAAATCGTGAACAATCACATCAAGTTTCTAAAGCGTGTTATCAACAGCATTTGGATCAGTGATGGCGAATCGCTAGCCAAGTTATACAAGATGTTGGATAAGAGTGAAACAGAATTAAACGAATTACGGGGGTTAATTTGATGATCAATGAATTGCTTAAAGAAGAGCTAAAAACGGTTAATGATCGTGAGCAAGAAGGCTTTAAAATTAATTCGCTACAGTCTGCTGACTGGGCGATGCGTAAGCTACAAGCAATCGAGAAACATGATCAGGAAGTCAAAGAAGCAGCACAAGCAGATATCGATCAAACAATTGCTTGGCGGGATCGTAAACTTACTGAAAATGAATCTAGTCGAGAATATTTCCACGGATTGCTCAAAGATTACCTGTATCGTGAGCGGCAACATGACAAGAAGTTCAAGATTGATACGCCACATGGTAAAGTCACGACTCGGAAAACGCCAGCAGGATTAAAGTATGCGGATGCAACTGTTTTGAAGTCATTACGAGATCAAGGTATTAAAGAATTCATTCGAGTCAAAGAAGAGATTAATAAGCAAGACTTGAAGAAAGCGGGTTCGGTAATCAATGGCAAGTTCGTCCTAGAAGATGGACAGATTGTTGAAGGAATCACGGAAAAGCCTGCTGGTGAATCAGTCAAATTTGACTTGTAGGGGGCAATATGAAGTTCTATGCGGATGGCAACATTCCAGTAATACCGAATATGTACTTTGTATACGGTGATGGTGGAACTGGAAAAACAAGTGTCGCAAAATAATTTGTAGGACATAAGTTACTGTTTAGCTTTGACATGTCGAGCAATGTCTTGATAGGTGATAAGGACGTCGATGTTATCATGTTTGAACATCGCGACATGCCCAATATCCAGGCGATGGTTGAACAATATATCATGCAGGGGATTCAAGATGCTAAATACCAAGTAATTGTATTAGACAATATCACAGCACTTCAAAACTTGGTATTAGAAAACATCGACAATGCTGCTAAAGATAATCGTCAAAATTATCAGAGGCTACAACTATGGTTTCGAGACCTCGGGACCATCTTGAAAGAAAGTGGGAAGACGGTGTACGCGACGGCTCACCAACTCGACAATGGTTCATCTGGTCTAAGTGGTGAAGGTCGCTATCAGGCTGACATGAATGAGAAAACGTTTAATGCCTTTACCAGTATGTTTGATCTCGTTGGTCGTATCTACCTGACAGGCGGCGAGCGAATGATTGATTTAGACCCTGAGAAGGGCAATCACGCAAAAAATCGGATTGACAATCGCAAATTGATTAAGGCAAGTGAACTAATTCAAACAATCAAAGGAGCAAAATAAAATGGCACTTTTTACAGTAGATTCAAATAACACTTTTGGTCAAACCGTTGAAGAAGCGGGTAAGTACAATGTGGTGATTGCGTCCAGCTCGCAATACACGACAACAAAAGAGGCAGGCAAACCCATGGCAATTTTTGACTATGAGGTCTTAGACGGTCCGTACAAGGGCGGTTTAATTCGATTTGATAATGAAGTCTGGGACGGTACTTCAGAGGACAAAGCCAAGTTGTCCGCCAAGCGTTTTAACACCATCGCAGTGGCTTTAGGCGCAGCTAACGGCACGGCCTTTGATTCAATTGAACAGTTTGTTAGCCAAGCAGTGGGTCATCAGTTGGCGATTACAGTTGATTGGGACACTGCTGCAAACGGGAAAGCATATTTAGCAGTTAAGAGTTACGAACCGTTTATGCAAGATGGTAGCAAGCCAAATGGTATTAAGCGACCAGCAGCCGCTAATTCAACCGGAAATAGTGGTTTTGGCAATCAACAAAATACGACGGGTGGCTTTGGGACTGCAACCAATAATCAGAAAAGTGATGGATTCAATGGTTCCGTAGCCGGAGATAAACAAGCATCTGGTACGGCTAGCGGGTACAGCAATCAGTCAGCCAACAGCTATCGCGGTGGTGGCTTTTCCCCAGTTCCAGACGGATCACCCTTTTAACTGGGATTCACTGAGTGCCAAACTACAGCAAGCATCACATAAGCACAGGAGTGATTAGATGCAACGTTCACGAGCGCAATTAGTCGAAGACAATGGTCAATACTATTTGGTTACGCTGTTGGACGAGAAGCCTAATTTGGACCATATAGAAACCGTTAGTGGGTCCCATGACCAGTTTTACATGGATTGGGAAGTAGCCGACACACGTCGGGCAAGGACGCAACAGCGACGATTGTTCTTTGCGCTGTTGAGTGACATCTATACTTGGTCAGGAATGCCGACAGACTTCTTGAAGGATTTATTTTACATGGAGTATCAGGCGTATACGGCAGGTAAACAAATCAGCCTGTCAGACACCACAGAATCGTCTGTGAGCGATGCTAACCGGTTACTCGACCTAGTCATCGACTTCATGTTTGAGTGGCACGTGCCGTTCAAGGAAGGCTATAAGCTATTGCCACGTGAGCAAGAGTATTACCTGTTCCAGTGTTGCCGCCATCGAGTTTGCATGATCTGCGGTAATCGTGCTGATATCCATCATGTAGACGTTATTGGAGACGGCTTGAACAGAACACACGTTGACCATACCAAACGGCACGTTTTGGCATTGTGTCGAGTCCATCACAGCGAGATTGAGCAAATTGGCTCCGTGGCATTTAGTGCAAAATACCACGTCCCGGTAGATGGCATAAAACTAGATAAAGAAACATTAAAACGAATTGGCTTGAAAGGTAAATACAGCAGTGACTAATACACCGGGTGGGTGGAATGCCTACTAGTAAATAAGGGAGGATTAAAAGATGGCACAGAGAAGAATGTTTAGTAACCGTATAACTGATAGCGCCAAATTTTTAAAGATGCCGTTGAGCAGTCAGGCACTCTATTTCCATTTGGGGTTGCATGCGGACGATGATGGTGTTGTGGAGGCGTTTTCAGTTATGCGGCAAACTGGTGCAGTTGAGGATGATTTACGAATACTAGTAGCTAAGAATTTTGTGAATGTTTTGAACGATGATCTAGTGGCCTATATCACGGATTGGAACGAAAATAATCGAATTCGAGCGGATAGAAAAGTGGATTCGATATATAAGGACTTGCTATTAGAAATCTTGCCAAACATAGAATTAACTGAACCAAAACCACGTGCTGACACGGGTAAGGTTACTGGACGTCCAATGGACAACCAATGGACGGACAATGGACCGCATAGGTTAGGTAAGGATAGGTTAGGTAAGGTTAGTAAAGGTAAGTATATAGAACCAGGTAAGCCCAAGCCAGCGCGACACAAATATGGGCAATACCAGAATGTCTTACTGACGGATGAACAATTGGATAAACTCAAATCGGAGTTTCCTTCTGACTGGCAAGACCGAATCGAGCGTGTTTCTGAGTATTGCAGTATGAATGGTAAGACGTATAAGAACTATCTGGCAACCATCCGCAACTGGGCTAAAAGGGACAAACAAGGGCAAAGCCAATTAAGTCAACCACGGAAAGAATTTGGACGTTCAGGAAGTGGTCGGTCTAACGGTTTTACCCTTGAGGGTAGAGAAGTTAAGGATAGTGACCAGCCATGGTAAAGACCGTAGGCGATGTAGTCACTAACCTAATGTCTAAGGTGTTTGAAACCTATGGGGTTAACTGTCCCGTTTGTGGGAAACCGTTACTACGACCACAGATTTTAAACAAGCGTACGGGCCAAAAAATGGCCGGCGCGTGCCCTAGTTGCGGCTACATGGAAGACATTAACCACCGTGAAATACCAGATAACAAAGCCCTGACAGCATCCGCACATAAAAACGAAGCGCTAGGCTATATTAATACCTACAGTATTTTTAGCAGTTTTGATGTCTTTAATCATCGCTTTAGTAATTATACAGCATCGAGTGATGCTAGCAAACAAGTCTTAGAGCGTAGCCGTACGATAGCTAATCGCATTATTAACGGTGAAACAATCCACACGTTGATGATTGGCGCAACAGGACGTGGGAAGACGCATCTTGCTGTAGGCATGATGTACTGGATATTAGAGCGGTCTGGTTACAAGTTATTAAAGACTGTGATGAAGAATGGCAAGCCAGTTGAAACGTTCTTTAGTTGGAAAATCATCTTTATTGACTGGCGTGAACTTATTGAACGCAAGAAGCAATCTTTTAACGATGATCAGATGGCAAAACAAATCAATAAAACCATGGCTGAGATAAAGAACGCTGATGTAGTTATTTTAGATGATTTTGGTAGTGAACGTGGCACCGAGTATTCGTTAGACTTGGCGGATGCATTCTGGCGTGACCGGGAAAGCAAGACGGTGATTGTGACCACTAACTTAATTGGCAGTGACTTAACTAGAAGATATGGCAATAGAACATTAAGTAGAATGAAAAACTACGGTGTTAATAACGGAATCACGTTTGCAAATATTCCAGATCATCGCGGATTAGTTGAATAGAAAGGAGTCAGAAGTGTATGAGTTGTGAATTATGTCATGGTAGTAAAGTCGTTCAACAACCACTTGGGAGTTATGGTTTCACATTTGACCCATGTCCTAACTGTGTGAATAATAAACATAAACAATAT